ACTAAACAATATAACAATCCAACCAAGATAAATCAAATCAAATTCAAAATGACTACTCCAGACTACAAGTATTTCGTAAAGCCTGCCTTCAATGGGCAGAAAGTGAGGACTGAAAAGTTTCTCGAGTCTATGCAAGACCTACCTGATGATCTCTGGAACATAGGGTCAGGTATCACAGACTGGTATGATTTGATATACTTTCTAGAGCATGAGTTATCATACGTATTTGTCTGTGGCAACCAGTACAGGGTTATGTCCGATTATACGTTCTACAACATTGACTATATAAGCTTTAAATTTGATAGGATAATAAGAGATGTCAAATATTTCTTTTGCTTTGATACTGTTGACGATCCTTATGTATTCGAGATAGTAGAGGAGAAAACAAAGGACTGTGTAATGACTGTTCAATACAAAGATGATGAATTGAGCAATTTGATATATGTACTTGAAAGAGGTCATTACAGTCCTGAGCCAGACCATCATGACACTGAGCCAATAGATTTTGAAAGTGTTCATACTGAAGAGGAAGACGTTGACAGTTGTTTATATGAGGTACCAGGTCTTCAGTGCTGCATTTATTTGAGGAATGATTTAGAATCCTGCTTTGATGATAACAAGTATGCCAGATATATAAAGACAGAATCAGGAGCCCAATTAACAACCATACTATACCTAGCCAAGTTAGAGAACAACTTACCCTGCAGCATTGTTGAGTGTAAAGATCTCATAAGAAACAATTTGCAATACACTCAATTCGACTTCATCCCCAGTATAATATCATCTGAAACCTGCGACCTCTTGAATAAATGTCTTGTGAAAGACAATTTGGCAATTCATTTTTTTATAAACTCCGGATCAGCCATATATCATTTGAACAATATAAATATGAAGGGTAGGAACAGTTTTTTCATACTATTCAAAAATAGGATTGTCCATATAACCAAAGAAGGCTCTGAAAGTGACATGATAATAATGAAAATCAAAAGCAATGACACAAGCTTAGAGGATGAGCTTAATATCGAATTGGAGATTGAAGAGGACATACCTCAATTGCAATCTAACGACAAGGATGGCATGGAAAGTGGTTCTATAGCTTCAATTTCAACTAACACTACCTTCATAGATGAATCTGAACAAGTATTGATAAATGATCCGCCTATTTTGACCTTTCCAACTGAGATGCAAGGAGCTTGGGCAGATATGGTGGAAGAAGACAAGGCGACTTTAGAGAGGAGCTGCTGCTTAACCCCAAGGATGATTGATCTAGTTGAATCCAGGACACTACTGTATTGCATAAACAACTTTGAAGGAAAGAGGCCTAAATTGGAATGCTTGTTCAATATGATGTCTATAACTTATTCATTCATGCATCTGATGGAAAGTAAGAGTCATCTGAATTCGGAGGATTTATCCATAATAGACAAGTGCTTAAAGTTAAGACATGATACATTCGGTTATCTCATGATGAATCAATACAAAAACATAGATCAGAGTTTTGGAACTGACTTTGATTTGAGCACCTTAATACCATCAAGGAAAACTCCGGACTGTGTAATTATAAAAGATAAAAGCTTGCAAATATACGAATTCAGTGTTGTGAACAGTATTTATAAGGGGATGTATAACAAAGGCACAAGCAAATATGAAGGTAAATATAAAGCAGAGGTTAGATTATTAGAAGACATAGGTTACGATGTAGATTACATTCCAATCATCTATGCAATGGATGATTCTATGGATAAAAATGTAGAGAGGATACAATCCATAACACCCGGTCAAGTAGATTCAAAATTCCTTGATTATTTAGAGCAATGGAGATCTTCTGTCGACAGGACTGTTGATCATCTTATGGCAGTGAATTTCGTGAAGTATTTTGAGAGAGATTTCCCAGAGGCATCTCTTAAAATAGATAAACTGCAATCAAAGCCGCATTGGGAATTCAAAACTATAACATGCAACAGGATAAATTGGTACAAAGCTATTTCAGCTATATCAGCTGCCAACATACAGCAAGACAAAAATTACAAAATGAAATTTACAAAGCTTAATGCTATACTAGCTCCATCCTTCAAAGGTGTATCGGGGGCTGACTTAATGCTTGATATGAACATCAGTCTAGAGTGGTGTTTATACAAGAATTTTTTCAGAAAAATAAACAATTTGACTGGCTTTGATGAAATGCTGATCCCCTGTTATGACAACAGAGAAGCACAGCCTTTTGAAATATCTCACTGCAATCCAACAGATGAGCAAGCAGAGCCTCACAAAATAGGTCATGCTAAAAATTACAAAAGAAACGATTTTATGTCACTGGATGACTTCAAATCGTTGGAGGATTTCTTGATGAAAAGCAAATCAAAAGGGAAAATGGCTAACCCGAATACGTCAGATGAGATTGACACAGCTATAATGAAATATGGATCCAAGCTTAAATCAACAAATGCACTAGATGACAAATCAATACCTCCTGTTTCTTACAATCCTAGAAGAAGCTTCAACATTTTTCCCGACACATCCAATCTTAGGCAAGTTCCTTATGACTCCAAAATAAATCTTGATTTCCTTTACAACACTAAATCAAAAAGTATAAGATTGCTTAGAGATATAATGGCTAATAAATCTGGTTCATTGTTTGGTTTCAAAAAAACAGAATTAGGAACTAAGGAATTTGAATTTGAATTAGCAAAACTTAGGAAAGGGAATAAATCATATTTTCAGAAAGTTATAGAGAAATTCGGAGAAATAAAAAAATGGAACCACATAAAAGCTACTGCAGACAGTGAAACACTTGCGTACTTAACAGAGTTGAAGGACTCACTCGTAGCCTCAAAAAAAGTTCTTGACAAAAAAATATCCTCTAGGAACAGAGGTAGAATCAATCTTAATGCTGATATAAAAGAAGCCATGAAAGAAGAAAAAGATTGGGGAAAAAACAGAGGATTCAACATTTTTGGATATAGTGAAGATATAAAGCTTGACTTTGAGGATCTATATGGAGAAATTTGGTCTGAAGGCAAAGATATATCTTCCAATTTTGACATCCCTCATCCCAAAAACGATCCTAAATTGTTTTTGGATATGAAAGGGATGATGAATGATAACCTCAAATTGTATTATTCAGAAATAAAAAATACAATGATATTCAGTTGTTTAACGATGTTGTCTAGATTGTCTTACACTTTACTGTCCATTTCCAATTATACTGCTAATAGTGATTACATGAGTGTTGATCATTTAGGATTAGAAAACTGCATGCTTTTCGTACGAGGAGGCCAAAAAATAAGCCGAACTCGTAAGACAAAACTTTTTAAATTCATTTATCCTGCAAGCAGTAATATAACAATCTTTAACGGCAACAAGAGAGTTTTTGAGCACAACGGTGTTCTATATGAAGAAACGCCTTGGACTCAATGGCATCAACAAATACCTCTTGATTACCTCAGTGCAGAATATAAATTGCTTAGCACCTATTGCATGTTGAGAGACAAATATGGTAAGAAGGAATGTCAGAGAATACTGACTCTACCAGTTTTACTTATGCTTCATAACAGGAGGAAAACTGAAGCAGTGCTGCACAGCTTGAGATATATAATTGTGAATGCTGTGGGAGAGTACTCCAGATTGTCTGAAATGCTCCCCGAATTTGCTACTAAAAATTATACTTATTTTGAGAACTTAATAAAGCTCAATATACTTAAAAATTACAAACAATACACAATCGATGTCCTTAAGTGGAAAGAAACCAAAAGTCTTGAAGAGGATGCTTTCGATCTTGTTAATATGAGGAATCCTATGACTGGATTTAAAGTTGCCAATGTTGATGCCTTTACTTTTATGATTTATTCAACCTACATGATGACTAAAGCACCGGTTGACCAGAGTTTA